AACCGGTGTTTATTGCTACTCTTGACATCGTAACTTACGTTTTCTTTTATTTATTTTAAAAAACATTAACTGGTATAATTATTGTATTTTAAAGGTGATGTTCTATTAACAAATGCTGAGGTTGATAGTCCACCAACACCTTTTAAAGTATATGAATTAAATAATCCATTTTCCAAAGGTTCTGATAAAATAACTTTACCCCAACTAAAGTTTCCATAGTAATTTGATGTAGAAATTCCTAAGAATGTTCCAACACCTGTCCCTATTCCAATAGAACTGAAATCATAAATTGTAGAATCAAATGTAATTGTTGTGGAACTAAAATCAATAGTGCTGATACCAGTTCTTACATAAACTCTTCTAACTGAAGTAGTTCCGATGCCAATAATATTTACTTGAACATCTTGTGCAGAATATACTTGATAAACATTATCTAAGAATTGAGTTCCAACCCCAATAACTTGATTTGAATTGCTAAAAGAATTGATAGATGTAGAAGCACTTCCTACATTGGAATTATAAATTACAAAGAAGTCGCCAGTAGAAATTCCACTTACAGTAATTGCAGAACCAACGAGAGTGTTATCTCTTAGGAATGAATCAGTAGGGATAAACAGATCAAATATTGTTTCTAAAGTTGTTGTTCCAATACCAACAATTACTCCAGAATCACCAGAATAATTAACAGTATCTACAACTTCTCTAAGAAGAACTGGTGGTTCAATAAGAACTGCTGGTGGATTTGTGTTTGTGTAACCAATTCCAGAACTTACAACAGAAATTGATGTAACAGACCCAGAAGTTAAAGTTGCATGTGCAGTTGCTTTCTGTGTGGTTCCGATACCTACAGGGATCTGTAAGGTAATTGTAGGTGTGGAGGAATATCCATAACCACCTTCAGTAATATTAATTGAAGTCACTGATCCTGCGGTTGAAACGGTTGCTGTCGCTCCTGCTGAAATTAATGAATCCTGTGATATAAATGTAACTTGATTTTGGAAACTGAGAAGTGGACTCTCATTTTGTGCATCAAAGAATGGTTTAATATTATCAACATAAACGGTTGTTGATCCTATACCCACAGAACTGATCAGATAAGATGATGGATTGATCAGTGGTTCATACTGAATTCTATCCTTACCGACAATTCTTCCATTAATAACTTTATCAACAGTTTGTTTGCACCACTTAACAGGTCTTAATAAGGTGTCATTAGTTGTGATTCCAGGACCAGAATAAGGATTTGTTTGAAGAGAATCTGTTGTATTAATACCAGTTACGACTCTTTCTTCTTGTTGAAGTCCAAGACCTTGACCAAATCCTGGTTCATAGTTTAGAGTTAACTCATCACCAACTTTGATTGTTTCAAGAATATCTCTAAAGACAACATCAATATCACCACTACCCTTGTAGAATAGAACCTTAACCATATCACCTGATTTTGGTGCTTCACTGAACTCAATTACACTTCCACCTTCAAAGTAATATGCTTCACCTGGTTTTTGTAGAATATCGTTGAGGAATATTAAAAGTGTTGATTTAACATCAATATTTGAACCTTTTGCTGCACGAATAGTAACTAAACCACCGCCAAGTTTTAATGGGAATTTCTTAGTAGTGCCATCAAATAAATCTTCAAAACTATCAAGAACTTCAAGTTGACCAAGAACCCAACCAGAGAAGAAATCATTATAAGTTTTGTCAATTGTAATTTGGAACTCAGAGTATGGTTTTGAAGTATCAGTAGGAATTCCTGTATTACCACCAATTTCGACAGTTAGAATTTCACCTTGACCGTATCCATATCCAGTATTTTTAATAGTGAAATCAATTACACTCGATCCTTGTCCAACGGTAACATCGATCTTTGCTTCGGTTCCTATTCCTTGGAATGAAGTAGAACTATAAATTAGTGGAATGTTCGTATATGAGAGTGGATCATCAAAGACAACCAATGGTGGATTTGATGAAGTATATCCAGAACCTGGATTTGTTATTGTAACTCCAATAATATGACCATTACTGACTGATGCTGTCCCAATAAACTCAATGTTTGGTGTTCCATTGCTTGAGGTTTGGACACCAACATTAACGACTGTTTGAATTCCTATTCTATAACCAGAACCACTGTTACCGATACTGATAGATGAGATGGTTCCACCAGCAGAAACACTAGCAGTACCACCAGCAGAAACCAATGGTTGTAGTCCGAATCCAGTGGTTGAACCAACAGAAACAATTATACCACCAACAGGAATATTCGCATTATTAACATCATATCCAACAGAAGATGCAGTTCCAGTGAATCTAATGCTGGAGATACCTGCACTTTCAACTAAAGTATAATCTTCAAGTTCTGCTTGTGCTCCTTGAGGTCCTTGGAATACACCATTAATGAGTATAACTGCATTGTTTGTAGAGAAACCTGTTATATTTTGATTATTAGCAGTGAGAGTGAATGTCTTGCCAATTCCAGTGAACTGGTTTGAAATTCCATCAAAAATATAATTTGATTCATAAGTTTCTTGTGCAGTATTGGGCGTACCACTTCTCATGAAGGTTCTACCTTGGAAAGTAGAATGTGTTGTTATTCCTGTCCAATCCCTATCATTTGGTGGATTTGTTGTAGAACCTATTGGAGTTTGTCCATAAGGTGCTTCTGCAAAGTGTATTGTGTTCTCAATAATATTATAATTACCTTCAATAATACGAATAAGATCACCTGCAGAGTGTGTTGATAATCCAGTTCCCATCCAGGGTCTATCAACAAGAATAACATTAGTGCTTCCAAGACCTACAGTATTGATCTTCATGATTTCATTATTGATTTGTATCAAATTACCACCAAAGAAAGAAGTTATTCCTGAGAAAGTAAGACGATTATCAACAGTTGAAACATCTTTTGCTAGAGTTGTTGTTACTGAAGAACCTACAATAGGTGATTGGAAATAATTGTCAATTGCAATAATATTTTTTGCATTCTGATTAGTTGCAGTAAACGAATGAGAAGTTCCAATACCGACAGATGTAATATCAAAAACAACAGGATTACCTCTCAATGCATCAGCAGCACTTCCTGCCAATTTAATAGTGCTCTCATTTACTTTAACAATATAAACATCTGCAGGTAATTTGTCAGTTGTTCCAATTCCAGTAACAACTGTTTGTGCTATACCAATTGCTTGAGTTGTTCCGGCACCAGCATAAGAGTATCTAACTTTTTCACCAGTCACAAAATAGTGATCTGGTATTATAATACTATTTGAACCAGTGCTAACAATATCAGAATCACTTCCATCGAAATATCTTAAGAAAATCGGATTCTGTCGATGAGTGAGATCGAAACTTCTTCTTACCGATCTTTCAGTTCCTTCATAATTCCCAAAATTGCTAGTTATTTCTGCATTAACAAAATTAATAGAATTCTGATCTATGTTTACTTTTTCAAAACTCAATGCATTTTGGAAAACTCTTACTTGGACATCAATACTAGGTTCCGGAGTAAATGTTAATTGAGTTCCATTAGTGCTAACAGCAGCTCCAACAGATCCAAGTGAAGAATGAGTTTGAATAATTCCATATTCAGTTATTGATACATCTGTGCCATCATCAACTACAAGAACCTCAGACATTTGATATCTTTGATTTGTAGTATCCTCAACGCTTACGATATAATAAGCACAGGAATGATTATTTGGATATTCAGTAATTACAGTTTCTACTGGAGAACCAGATGCAGCAATAGATGCGATTCCAGAACTAACATAACCAGTAATAAGTTCTTCAGTTCCTACTCCAACAGAAGAAGATGTAGAACTTGCTATTGAAATTGCTAAAGTATTAATAGTAATTCCAATACCTAGAACAGAATCTGGTTTGAAATCAATCTTTACGGTTGATCCATCAATATATGGAATGTAAGTTCCGAGTCCAGGAATTCCATATGGATTTGTAATTGTATGATCAGTCAATTGACCATAATCAACAATATCAACATTAGTTCCATCTTGAAGGAGATTTATTTCATCAAATTCATAGTATGATCCATCTACAGCACCTATTTCAACTAAAACTTTTGCCGATCTATATGTATTAGCAATAGAAACAATATTTGAAGCAGAAGAAGATCCAGAAGAAAGTGATGTTTGACTTGATTTTAAATTGACTATGTTGCCAAGGTTAGTTTGACCGACTCCGACAATGTTACTCTTCAAGTCATGAGAAATAAATGCAATATCATAATCATTTATTGTAAATTTAATTGGATAGAAATTCAACTGACCTAAAGATCCACTAATGCTAAAGTCAAAAGATCCTAAATCAGTATAAGTTTCAACTCTTCCATATTGATTCAAATAACCATTTACATTATCATGAAGAAGAGAAACAATTAGAATTTGTCTTTCAGCAGTAAATCTTTTATCTCTTACATAAGTGAAATATTTTTTGGTTCTTGCTGATTCTAACTCAAACTGATCAATCATACTAAATCTTGTGGATCTAGGATTGCTATTAAATTGATCACTTATATCATCTATAATAAGAACTCTATTTCCTACCGATTCAAAATAATCGGTTAAAACTCTATTTTCAAGAATAATTTCGTCAGAAACTAATCCTGTTCCGATTCTTGTGGTTCCTTCAGTTGCAAGATCGAATGTATAGATACAATTCAAATCGCCACTTCCAATAACATCAACAACAACATCTGCAACACTATCTTCTGCAAAAACATTTGCAGAAGTTCTATCACCATCTTGATTTTCAATCATTAAATCGGAGAATTTCAAGAATCCTGAGGTATGGTTTAGTGACTGAACAGAATCATTCCAAGTTTCAAGAGGAACTCTTGATTTGAGGGAATATGAGAAGTATTGGTAGTAATTATTATCTGCTATTCTCTGTACGTTATTGTTGAGGAATCCAGTATCATAAATCCACCCTTTGTTAACTTTTGAAGTTGGTCCTAGTTTAATATAAGAATCAAATTCAATCTTTCTCTTGATAATACCTCTAGTATTTGAAGATTGCCCAGTTAAGGTATCCCCAATCAACAAATCACTATCAGTTGAAACTTTAAGATATTCAATTTTGTTGTTCCAACTCTCTACAATACCAATTCCAGATTGAGAAATAACAGTTTCTCCTACAAAGAAATCATTTTTCTTAAGTTTTATATCAAAAATTGGAAAATCTTTACTATTAACTACTCTACCTGTAGAAACAGTTTGATCAGGAACGCCAGGAAACTCACCTGCAAATAGATAATTGGATAGATTATAAGTTATAGAACCAGTATTTCCACCAAGAGCAGGATTTATTGCAGTAACTGTGAATAGTTTATAATCATAAGCAGATGAATTATATCCTTTTGCAGTTGAACCAACACCAACACTTGTATTTTCAATTAGTACTTTATCGCCAACTGAAAAAGGAAATACATCACTAAATCCCGTATTAAATCCAACAGTTACATCTTTGGTTGTTGAATTGTAGGATATTGTATTAATACCAACTCCGTTAGAATTATTGATAGGAATAATTGTTGGAGTTGTATTATACATTCCATAAGTATTCTTAACAATTCTAACTTTGGTTGCACCGATTTCATATCTCAAATCTACATCAGAAACAACTTTTTTGGTGAAACCATCAATTACAACAAGTCCAGGAGAAGCTAAGTAATTTTTACCTGCAGAGAGAATAGTAATATCTACAAAAGAGGATAATGGTTCAATCTGAAGTATCTCCGGAAGATTTAGAGAAGGACTTAGTGTTAAGTCGGTTGGATAATCAAATCCAATGTTTTCTATTTCATCCTTAATGATACTTCCTATTGAGTTACTTTGTATTTCAAAAATAGCACCAGATCCATGATTACTAATTACTGTACTGATTCCTGGAGTAAATTCATAATTGTATCCCCCATTAACAATATTGACTCTAGATACTGCACCATAAGCAGTAGAAGAGTTTGTTTCATAGTAAAGATTTGATGTTATTTGATCATAGGAATCTGTTTCTGGATAATCTGCCAAGTCAAAAGTAAAGGTATTAGTTGTTCCAATACCAGTAACTCTATGAGATCCAGTATATTTGCTGGAGATTAGATTAATTTGATTATGATTATAAACTTCAGTGTCTACAATTATCTCTTTCTTAATGTCTCCAATAAAATCTTGATTTACATTTTCTAATCTGTAGAAGAAATTGTCAGGAACATTGTTATTCAGTAATATTGAAACTTTGGCAGTAGTATCAATACCAACTCTACCGCTTCTAATTACTTCAAAATTCTTAGATGTTCCAGTTCCTTCAAATTCGTACCTATAATCAGCATCTTTATAGAAATTGAGATCAAAAGCAGAGTATAAAGTAGGTCCACTCAAGTAAGAGAGTGAAGAATCAGAAAGATCAAATGTAACTACTTTATTCCTGTATATGTCAAGTTGAGGATTAATTAGTGATAAAGTTCCATCAGAAGCACTGGTTATATTAATATAGTTTGGAACATTTAAATTCAGATCGTATTTTGTAGAGCATAAACGTATCTTATCTTTTGTATAATATAAGATGTAATATATTCCTTCGTTGGATAATCCACCTGAAGGAGATGCTGAGGTGTAAACAACTTTATCACCATTTTTGAAACCGTGATTTTCTATGTAAATTGTATCTTCGCTGGTATCAACATTAATTGCTAAGAATGATTGAGGTTTAAATATTACTCTTCTACTATTATCATTATACTTGACTACAATAGTTTCAGTATCTTTTGGTACAGAAACCATATCAATAGTATCTCCAACTGAGAGACCATGTGTTGATGCCGTTGCAACTGTTACAATATTCTTGGAAATCTCACCAACAATAGATTCTTTTCTTGTGGTAAAACTATGATGATCTCCAGTGCCAAAATTCTCAAAGAATAGAAGTCCAACAGAATTTGTTGTTCCAACTCCAACAAAACCCGTGCTTCCAAGACCAATCTTAACGGTTGAAACACCTATAAAATTATTTGAAATATTTGCAACATAAAGGTCTTGTGTCTGTGGTAAGGAGAAAGAAGAAATTCCATCAAATACAAGAATCTCAGATCCTCCATTTGTTGAATAATTTACCTTTTCACCAGTTCTTAACTGGTGATTTGGTAGATAAATTGATTGGTAAGGAACAAATACTTGAGTAACACCAACACCTGGAAGTGAAAATACCGCAATAGTTCCAACACCAACAGATGCACTAGTTCCAATACCTACAGATTCTTGAGGATTAAAATAAATCTCCCTATTTACCGAATATGCATAATCAGTTTTGAATCCAGTATTAATCCTGAACTTTCTAGGATCTTCATAAAGTGGTGTCGTTGCTGTATATGCAGAACTTACGGTTGAATCATATTCTCTTAGAACTCTAATTCTTCCAGAAGCAGAATCTACATTAAGAACTTTTACTTTTTCTTGAGTTCCAATTCCAAGAATATCATTTTCTCTGATATAAGGAAACTCCAGAATTCCTGACAAATAGAAGTAGGTAGTAAGTCCAGTTACACCAATTGTTGATATACCTAAAGTAGTGATAAAGTTATCTGTACGAACTCCAATATTATAAGTTCCTTCTATTTTTGAGAAGTATGTGTTTAATCCAGATACATTGACTAACTCAAGGTTCTTAAGTCCGTGCGAAGCAGTAGTAAACCCTATAATTTGACCGGAACCATCTAAAGTAGCAAATTCTACTGAGGAGAATGAGGTTGTTGATGCACTTACATTAGTTACATCTTTACTAAAAACTTTTTCTACCTTTGCTGCAGCATTTAATCCGCCAGTGCTTGAATTGTCAAATATTAATCGGTCACCAACATTGTAGTTTGTACCACCAGTTAAAATCCCGATAGTTTCTACTTTTCCTCTTGATGCATAATTTATATTTACTGTTTGATTTTTAACTTTATCTGGATTAAAGATATAATTGTAAGAACTATTCGAACTCTTCAGAGCATAGTTAAGAGTGCTTCTAAGCCACTTAAAGTTATCAAACTTATATTCATCTTGATTGGATTCTTTACTAAAGTTAAAACTATTTGGTTGTGAATAAAAACTTGTTCCAATGAAATATGGATAAGTTGGTCTCTTATATCCTCTAAAGGGACCATCAGTGTCTACTGAACCAGAACTAATGGTTGAAAAATATGCATAAACTCCATTTGGGAAATCTGGAGTTATGCAGAATCTACCATTATGTTCATCTAGATCACCATTTCCTTTAAATTCATAATCTTCATTAAAGAAACCTTGTGAAAAATAAGTAAGAGAAGGTCTATTTGTCTTAGAAACCAACTCGTAACCAGATAGCATTGCTTTTGCAGTTCCACCTGTTGGAGTTGAGAATCCATAAGGACCATAAATTGGATTGCCATCATATGACCAACCAATTATAGGTGAGTGATATGTTGAAGAAACTTCTTCATTATTGACTTCTCTAAGATCTGTAATTCCATAAAGAGTAGTGTCTTTATTAGTATCACCATCTTGAGATTTTGCATAAAGAGATTGTCTTAGTTTTCTTGGTGCATAAAGATGGCAATATTGTAATCCATATGAATCTCTATTTGACAGTGCAACAACGCCATCATCATTTCCAAGTATATTGAAATACTTCTGGAATAGGTTAACCGTCCACTTTTGAATATCTGCAAATAATCTGCAGTTTTGTCCAGAAGAAATAACATCTATCGTAGTTCCATCGTCATATCCAATTCCACCATTTATTACTTTAACTTCAACTAATTGTCCATTTTCAACAATAGGAGTCAGTTTTGCATAATTACCTCTTCCATTGATTAATAAATCTGGAGGACTATTGTATCCAGAACCAGGTCTTGCAACTAAAACTTCAGCAATTCTTCCCTGGTTATTGACTATAGTGATTAATTCTGCACCAGTTCCACTTCTTAGGTCAAAAATAGGTTGTCTGTTGTAATTAATAACCTCTTCAGAACCATAATTTGATCCTTTTGCTGTCAAATAGACAGAATCAATACTTCCTCTAAAGATTGGTTGAATTTTTGCAGAAAAATCTTGACCAGAAAGAGTAGATACCCCAATATTTCCTGTTATATTTACAGTTATAGGTGTATAATTGAATGTGTGAGTGCCAGAACCAGTTGAACCAAACTTTATAAATTGTTCTGTTTCAAGATAATAGGTTTTTGATGTTGTTCCTAACCCAACAGGTGCTAATTTAAATGAATTTTCATCAATTTTTTTAATAACATACCGAGAAGCAGTGTTTAGTCCACTAATTACAGCACCATTAGTTGAGTATACTATTTCCTCACCTGTCAAATATCCATGAGATTCGATATTAACCGTGCTTAATGCAGTATTAATTCCAGAAACTGCTATACTCCTCTCCTTATTTTGATATCCATCACCAGCATTAGTTACAATAATGTCGGAAATAACTTCTTTTCTAACTGCTGCTTTAAATCTATGAATACCTGTTCCATAATCATTGAGATTGACTGTGTTGATTCCAGATATTGCTTCACTTTCTTTTTCGTGAAGTTTTACATTAAATCCATCAACCACTGAGACATAATAAGATGCTTCAGTTGTTAGACCTGCAATACCTTTTTGACCATCTGGTAGGTAGATTACTCTTTCATAATCTCTAAACTTATGATAAGTGGCAAATCCAATCGTATCAGTAAATAGATTTACATTAGTTGAAGATGATTCTGCATTAAAGAAAGAATTATGTTCAATAGAGACCATATTAATTTCTGCCGAAGCATTTTTGCCATTTCCTCCAGTAATGGTGATAAATGGTTTATTCACATAGTCAAAACCGGGATCAATTATTTCAATTCTTTGCAGAGACCCATTTACTGCACAAATACCTGTTGCTCCGATACCTTGAGAATCGGATATATCCAAACTAGGAGGATTTAATACATCATATCCACTCCCTCTTGAAGATACATCTAGATTGTCAATCTGACCATAGAAAATGGTTTCTGCAGATTTGTAGTTTAAGATTTCTACTCCATTAACAAGAATACCAATTTTTCCAGGATTTGTTTCATAATTACCACTCTTATTAACTGGATCAGATACTTCTCTTAAAATATTCTGTGGTTGTAAATTTTTATTTGCAAAATCATAATATGATATTGTGTTTGAAGTTACTGATCCAGAAACTGAGATAAAATTATTATCTGCAATACTTGAAGGACTTTTTGCTAAACTTATTCTGGTAGCATCAATTCTTTTTATATAATATAAACCTTCAACTAATTCAGGAAACTTGCTAACAACTTGAGTTGTCACTTGATTTAGATCATCATCTAAACCAGTCGTTACTACCTTACCTGGAGTGTAATAAACTTTATCTCCTGTATAAAAACCATGATCAAGTCCCGAAGTTATTTGTAGAACTTCGCCACTAAAACTCCCCGAAAAAGTAACTTTTTTATCATATGGATTTAAAAGTTGATCATAATAAAAGGGTATGGATGGAGATGCAACTAATACTTGATCAGAGTAGTTTGTATAAACATTCTGAACATTTGCAGTATTTACATTTAATTGTGGATATAGTGAAGAATTTGGTTTTGCAATGTATCTACTAACGGTATATGTGAAACTAGGACTTAGTTGACCCTGACCTCTAATCGAAAATCTTTTGTCATCAAGAACATCGACCACTATAGAATTATTTGAAACTGATGAACTATTAGTGATTTGCAATCTATCACCAATTCTAAAATTATGAGAATCAAAAACTGTTATGTCATAAGTGAAGTTAGAAATATCCTGTAATATAAAAGAACTTACTTTAAATGTGTTTGCGATATTATCAATCCAATTATTTCTTCTAACCGTCGATGAAGAAATACCCAGAGTTTTAATTCTTGCAGTATCATCTTTTGAGAAAAGATATGTATTGTCAGGAATAACGACTTGATCAAGAACAGATCCTATTCTTACTTTAATCTGCTCTGCAGTTGTAATTCCAGCATATCCGTATGCATAAACATCTAATCTTATTTCAGTTTCTGGAGATATTGTAGATGTTACATTTGTTACGTTATAAAACTGAGTGACAGATTTCCCAGAATATGTTAGGGTAACTTCAGAACCACTAGAATAAGTTGTCACCAAAGTACCTGAAGTTGGAAATCCTACAGTAGAATCAACATCAATTGCAGTTGAACCAGAGGATACTTGTGATACTATTCTAGTTTTTGGATGAAGAGTAAAGTTGCCATATAGAGATCCTTCAAGAATAATATCTTTATTATAATCAGAATCAAAACTTAGTTTAAAATATTCTTCTCCACCTAAAAATATTTTCTCTACATCAGTAATAGAAGCATATGAGTTTTCAATTGCGTATTCTGAGTACTCATCTTGATATAGAGTTTTATTTAAAAGGTCTAAAGGATTACCAGATATTGCTTCAACAACCAAATCTTTGGTTCTTCTATATCCCGCATCAGATGGTCTGAAAAGATACTCTCTTGGTTTGATTACATTAACTTGTTCGCCATAAAGTGCTCCAAAAAGGATCTTAAAAGAATCATCTGTTCCCTTTGAGTCATAAAAATCAACCGAATTAAGAATAAAACTTCTTTTGTTCAGATCTGGTTCAAGAGGTCTTTCTGAAAATCCAGGAATGAACTGATTTTTGATCTTAGCAAAAAATTCTTGTAAGAAAAGATCGCTAAGGTTATAAATTTTTGCTTCTCTTGAGTGAGAAGTTGCGGCAGAAGATTTGAAAGTTAACTCATCAGGAACATTTGGTTTTCTATACGATGTAACCCCACTAAATCCCCTTGAGCAATTTTCAAATGTAGTTGCAGTTTTGTATTCATAAGTAATAATTTCATCGTCAATTAAGAGTAGTCCATATCTATCAGGAAATCCCTGAGTGAAGGTGCTTACACGACCACCAACACCTAAAGCACCTGCATTGATTGTTGTTGAGAATGAATCTAAATCTTCTGATAAGTATGTAAATTCTGTTGTCTGTGCATTTTCTTCAAGTTTCAGATATTTGTCAATATTCTGAATTAAATCTGCCGAAGCACCTTTATATTCCTGAGAAACATAATACTGTTTCAAGAATTCTACAAGAAGCGGTGATTCCTCTGCAATAAAGTTAGGAATCTGATTCTCAATGATAGATTGGATTTTTACTCTAGTTTCTGACATATTTCCTTATCTTACGTAAACTCCGTTTGAATAACTTGAAGAAACATTGTAGTTCGTTCCCGAAACATCTGCTCCAGATTCTATACTGTCTGAAACCATATTAATCAATGTGTTATTAATATCTAGTTGCAAATAAAGATCCTGTAATCCAATCACATCATTTGAATATGGTGAGGTTGATATTTCTATAATTGGAGATCCTCGATTGATATTTGTGGAAATTATATTGATTGGAAATAGTTTTATTTCTCCCTTAACATAATCAATAGTTCCAACATTTCTCTTCACAATTTGTGGTTCTGTGGGAGAACTTAATCTGAATATATTAATTGAACCAGTTTGCATATTTGTGTTTGGTACATCTGACATATAAACTGTATCTGATATTCCACTGATTCTAAATCCAGAAGATTTTATATTATAACCATTTACGTTTTTGATATGAAATCTATTACCAAAACAAATTTCATACTCTGAAAAACTATTCAAAGATGCTCTTAGGTCCCTACGAATGATTATGTTTGTTATATTTGAAGTTATTGATTCATGACTTCCATCAATAATATTCAAAAACTTACTGTACTTGAATCTTGCACCAAACTTATTGAGTTCGGTAGAATCTGCATATGTGTTAATGTTTGATGAAATAATACTCTTCACAAAATTTGCGGATGGGGCAAGATTAGTATTATAATAAACATTTGCAGTTGCTTCGACATAAAGATACTTAAGATCTATAATCTCAGGAATAATACCAGCAACGGCATATTGTCTAAGTTCTCTTTTTATATTATCCTTGATCAAGTTGGAAAGATATCTGTCATTATATGGTTTGATGCTAATAAAAACTTTTCCAAATTGAGGAGGAGTTAGTTCTTCTCCACCATAAACAGAAACTGATTCTGTTTCGGGATAAATCGTTGGAATCAACGCTTCATAATCCGCTGCTGTTACGGCTCTGTTTCTGGATGCATAAATTCTAGTTGAGTACTTTTTGATAGATTCTACAGTTTCTATCTCAGAACCCAGTGTAGACGCTTCTACGGTGGTTATAAGAGAGATTCCAGAGGTAATTAATCTTTCACTCTGATCAACAAGTGTACCAGTAAAAACAAATGATGATAGATTATTTGCATTTGAACCATTTGATACTACGTAACTAGCAGTAATGTAATTTGGTTCTTGAAGTGCTACACCAAATATACCATCACCAAAAATTAGTTCATATCTCTCATCTTCTATTTCTTGAATAAAAAACACTGCTGATTGTGGAGTCACATCAAATAAACTATCTGCAAGATTGTATTTTCTAGAGACAGTAGATAATTCACTTGGTCTAACGCTTACTGATAATGTTCTAGTATCAATACCAGCATTACCCAAAATGAATCTCTGATTCAAATTAAAAGAATTTACTGTGAAATTCTCCGTAATCCTTGTTCCTTCGTATACTTCAACATTATTAAACTCTGCAATATTGTCTGTTACTGGAACTGTAATGTCTGATGGTATGATAAAAGAATAACTTTCATCACCAAAAGAACGTGTGGTGCATACAACTCCACTCTTAAGAGTTAATTGAGTTGGTATGTTAGTAAAATTACTTGTATCAACGAAGAAAGATATCTTTGCTCTTGCAGATCTTTTTGATCTTGGAACATATCCAATATTTCTTGCAAGAGAAACAACATTTTCTCTTAAAGTTGCACTATCAATAAACACCTCATTCGCAACCATGTTTGCGTTATATGAGGTAATATATGTGTTATATGCAAGCGTATCGATGATTACTGATAGATTCGATCCTTCAAAATCATAATCAGTAAAGTTTGAGTTCGATCTAAGATAATCCTTAATCGAAGTTTTAATTTGATCGAAATCTAAATTAGCGAAATTTACTAATGTCATTAGCGTGTTGGTTGTAAGGCAAATGATAATTGTTGAGGTAATACGTCAATTCCAACAATTTCATATCTGACGGTTACATTAAATTCTCCATTATCATAATCTGGAGAGACATCTACTGATAGTAAATTAACTCTTGGTTCAAAATTATTAATAGTTGTTGTAATTTCTTCTTGAATTGCGGATGCAGTGATCTCATCAACACTTTCGAACAGTAATCTGCTTACTTTTGAACCAAGAATTGGATTAAAAAATCTTTCTCCTTGGTAAGTTAATACAAGATTACGAAGAGAACGGGCAATAGCGGTCTCATTTTTAATCGCAATAAGATCATAGGTCAAAGGATTGACCTGAAACGAAGCACTAATGTCCTTGAAACCTTTACTTACCCGTTCTACAGGCATAAAAAATTATAAATCTATCTTATTTATTAACGATTTTTTGATTCATAGAGAGGTTCTGTTCCATATTCCCAGTCATCATAGTCCTCATCATTACGAATTTTTGCATGTAATTCGTTTTGAATCATAAAGTCATGTTTTTTAGGTGTTATATCATCATTTGCAATCTCACGAAGCATCTTTTGCTTCTGAATTTTTTCTTCCCAACCATACTCTGATGCTAAAAATTCAGTTCCCCACTCATTTTTCATGAAATTTTGGTCTTTATCGACTTTTTTGGTCATTGATTTGCTCCTGATTGATTAGATCAGAACTTTTTACGGGGTTGCTATCCCG